TGAAAACACTCAAAGACTTTTCATGGCAACACTCCAGAATAAAGACTTTTCTAAAGGCGCAAGCGGCGGTCCCTATGCAGGTATGGGACGCGACGAAATCTTTGCGCGCAAAATAAAAGACAAGAAACCTTTCTTCATCGGAGCGAATGAACGCTCTGGTAAAAAGATAACGGGCGTGAAGTACGAAAAGAAAACACGCACCCTTTATTACTACGAAGGCAACAAGAAATCAGTTGTCGAGTCGATCTCCTTCAACAAGATACTCAAAGACAAAGACTTCGGTGGCGGTGCTGGTTCAGGCGGCGGTGCTGAGGACACTAAGTGGACAGAATCCATGCAGTGTTATTACTGCTCCTTTGTGTTTAACTCCAAGAAAGGAAAGATCAAAGCGGTAAGCGATAAGCAACTGAAATCCACAGAGAAGTTTGTACACGCTGACGCTACATTACAGCAGTGTATGGATAACGGTCCAGCAGATTGGATAGAAACAGACGTTTACATCAAAACCGCTAATGCCTTGTGGGACAAGTACGGTAGGAAATTCAAAGGGAACGTCTACTTTCACCGTGGTTCTAAGTTCATGAATGATGTTTACAAGGCAAAGGCAGAAGCGCATAAAGTAGACAAGGCAAGCGACGACCCGCAAGCGCCTGGATCTTTCTCTAACGACAAGTGGAACCCAGGTGATATTTGGGCGTCTACATTTCCTCCCGACAGTCAACCTCTGAAAGATTACACCTCGAGTTGGGGCGAACTCAATGCACAAGTGTACAAGTTGTCTCAAGAAGGCAAACTCCTCGGTATCTCCCTCAAGAAAATAGGACCAAGCACACCTACTGCTAAGGTGAGTGAATTCAACTCGCCCAAACAAAAGAACTCTCGCAATCTTTACAAGTACAACGGTTTTGCATACGGTAAGACAGGTTCGTTCTTCCAGTCGCAAGATATATACTTACATACGTCGGAAGGTGACGTGCAGTTCAGAACCTTTGGCGGTGAGCATTCTTGGCAAGGAGAGATCAAAGGCGGTTCCGCTGCTGGTGGTAAGATCGGTGGCGGTAACGTAGACTTCTACTGTAAACAAGTGTTTAATAAAGGAATCTATTTGCCAAGAGACACTGAGAAAGATCTCATTGCTTGGGTGAAACAAAAGGAAAAGACTGGCGAGTTTCAAGACCGCCTGTATGACCTCTACAAAAAGTACAACTCAAAATCAAAACCTTCGCTGCCTCTGATGGAAAAGAAAGACTTTCTTGCTGAGTTGTCTGATAAAGACTACAAGTTCAAGAACAGTAAGATTATTTGTATGGGGTTTCTTGACGCTCTATATTCTGGCAACAAAAGTGAGCAAGACGAGTTTGTTACAAAGATGTTCAGATACGCTCAGTCAGACGTAGACCAATCAAGTTTCTTCATCAAAATTTACTAAAGGAAAGATAAGTGGAATCGTTTACAAAATTTCTATCTGAACAAAAGAACACTCACATGACTCACATCGAGGACAAGGTTCTCTATGGTGGGGTGCGTGGTACTCGCGAGGCGATCAACGCTTTGAGAAATCTTCGTGATACATTGGCAGGATATAAAGAGAGCAAGGTGTCTGTTAAGTGGGACGGTGCTCCTGCTATCTTCGCTGGCATCGACCCCCGCGACGGTAAGTTCTTCGTTGCCAAGAAGGGTATCTTCAACAAGAACCCGAAGGTGTATAAGACTAAGGAGGAGATTGACGCTGACACCTCTGGAGATCTTGCTGACAAGTTGAAGGATGCGTTGACGTACCTTCCCGAGTTGGGCATCAAAGGCGTTATCCAGGGCGACTTCCTGTTCGGCAGAGGCGACCTCTCTGTCAAGCGTATACACGGCGAGAAGTACGTGACCTTCCACCCTAACACCATTGTGTATGCTATCCCGTATCACGAGAGCGAGTCGGTTCGTAAGGCGAAGATCGGCATCGTGTGGCACACCACATATAAAGGTAGCACGTTTGAATCAATGAAGGCGTCCTACGGTGTAAACGTCGGAAGGTTGAAGCAGTCTAAGAACGTATGGTCGCAGGATGCAATCCTAAGAGACCTGACCAGTGCAACCATGACTCAGTCTGAAACTAAAGTAGTTGACGGGTACTTGTCGATGGCAGGTAAACTGTTCTCTCAGATATCGGGGACTACTCTTGCTGCCTTAGAAGCACACCCCGAACTCCCTCAACTTATTGAGCAGTACAACAACACGTTTGTCCGAAGAGGGGAGATCATCAAAGACACCAAGAAACACACAGAAGGATTGGTGAAGTGGATAACCCTGAGATTCCGAAAGGAAATACTCGCAAGAAAGACCGACAAGGGTAAGCGTGCACAACAAGAGAGACTGGACGGAATACTCGAGTTTTTCTCACCACAAAACCGAAGATCGCTCCATGCAATGTTTGAATTGCAGAAGGTTCTTGTGTTAGCAAAATTGACACTTATAAATAAGATGAATAGTTTGTCAAACTACAGTACCTTTGTTAAAACAAACAGAGGATACAAGGTAACAGGCGACGAAGGATATGTCGCGATTGACACACTTGGTGGTGACGCGGTGAAACTGGTTGACCGTATGGAGTTTTCCTACAACAACTTTTCACCTTCTATCTTAAAAGGTTGGGACTCTAAGTCCCGCAATTAATGGATAACCAAAAGGAAACAAAGATGGCAAAGAAACCTTTGTCGTTCAAAGACTTTATGGTCGTGGACTATACTCCAGGTATGCCCGACCTCATCTCTTATAGAGCGCTCAAGCGTCACCGTGGTTTAGTGGGCGAATCCCTCCGTAAAGACATTGCCCAAGCATCTAAACGATTCCCCGATCGAAGCACTGTTATCACCAAAGACGGTAAACACGGCAAGGTGATGACTGTCGGAAAAGACTTTGTGAAAGTCGCCCACGGTAACAACCTAAGAGACTACAAGTTCACAGACATCAGACCATTCAACGAAGAAACCGAGGAAGTGAACGAAGTCCTCGACGTTGCGCAGCGCAGAAAACTCGCTATGCGAATGAAGCGACTTGCTCCCCGAATAAAGATTGCCCGTCAGAAAGCAATGAAGCGCACCGCCAGCACTGAAACTATTGATAGACGTACCGACCGAAAGGTTCGTAATCAATTCTTCAAGAAACTATCCAAAGGTAAATCACGCGGTGACGTTTCTATGGCACAAAGAAAACAAATCGAAAAGCGTCTTGCTCGATTTGCCCCTATTATGAAAAGAATCGCTGTCCGTGAGAAACCATTGACGAGAAAACTGGATCGTCTGCGTAAACAAGCGAAGACTGAGGAAAAGGAATAAAGTTAAATCATGAGAGTATCGAGTTTCAAGAGTTACATAAGTGAAGAAAAGGAAGTTGCCTTCTTCACTTTTGGGAGAATGAATCCGCCAACTATCGGTCACGGTAAACTGATGGATAAGTTGGGGTCAGTTGCAGGCAAGAGTCCATACTTCATTTACCTTTCCCAATCACAAGATTCTAAGAAGAATCCTTTGTCGTACTCTGACAAGATCAAACACGCAAGAAAGATGTTCCCTAAACATGCTCGTCGTATCATGAGCGACAAGAAAGTCAAGACCGTATTCGACGCTGCCTCTTTGTTATATGATCAGGGATTCAAGAATGTATCGATGGTGGTCGGTTCTGACCGCATCAGAGAGTTCAACGCTCTCTTGACAAAGTACAATGGGGTAAAGGGTCGCCACGGTTTCTACAACTTCGAGACGATCAACATAGTGTCAGCGGGGGAGCGCGATCCTGACTCAAGTGGAGTAGAAGGTATGTCTGCCTCAAAGCAAAGAGAGAATGCCTTTGCTAACGACTTCGCTTCTTTTGCTATGGGCACGCCAAAGACTATGTCTAACAAAGACACCAAGAAACTGTTTAATGACATTCGAGCAGGTATGGGATTGAAAGAAGAAACTGAGTTTAAACGTCACGTCAGATTGGAACCCGTTTCCGAGGAGCGCGAAGAATATGTCAAAGGTAATCTATTTGAGTTGGGAGATACTGTTAGGATTAAAGAATCTGATCAGATTGGTAAGGTCTCATGGTTGGGGAGCAATTATGTTGTTGTGAACCTCAACGAAGGCAAGACTTCCCGTAAGTGGATAACTGACGTTGAGAAATACGAAGAACCAGCGCCTGTTGTTGAGAATACTGCACCCAGAAAGTACAAGAGTTTCATTAAGAAGAATCTAAATAAAGAGGCAGTCAACCCGCTCGATCGCGCGAAACTCAAGATCGACAAAGAGAAAGAAGGCGACAAGGTTAAACACGATAAGATGCTTGATCGCGCCCGTATACTCGCGGCGAGAACTAAGAACAGAGAAACGAACCCTTACAAATGACAGAAAAATATAAACCGTCAAAGCACGAATGGGGAACTGATGCATCGGTTCTTCGTGCTACAGAACTAACTCCTGGGGAGAAGAAAAGAAAAATGAAAACGATCAAAGTTGTCAAAGAGGCGGTCTCTGTCCCGTATATCGACCATAAAGATTGGATCGACGCGGCGCATTCCCGTAACCTTAGCGTGTTTCACAAACCAACACAAGATCAGTGGCACGTCAAAGACAAAAAGGGTAAGGTCGTTGGTCGCTTTGACCGCAAAAACCGCAAGGGGCATATGATGGAAGAGGTTTCCGTTGAACTCGAAGAAGAGTTGAAACCAATTTCAAAGCAGCAGTACATGAAGATAATGAAGCAGCACCAGGAATTGAGAAAGTCAAGACCTTCTAAGTTCGCTGCTGCTTTGCACGTTTGGAAAGACGAGGACGGTGAAGTCCATGACCAAACTTACTCTCACCAAGACCATGGTATTCCAAGCATCGCTTCTAACCGCAAAGGAACTAAGCACTACACCTATGAGGCAGTGGTAGTTGAAGGCGAAGAACTCGAAGAAGCGTTTCAACCTGTAGCAGTTCACCCTATCACTGGTAAGGCAAAGAAATTCCCAAAAGGAACATCCCGTGATACCATCATGAGATGGAAAAACACAAGACCACCCGCTGCGAAAAAGG